CCCCTCGAGCGTGCCCAGGTTGCGGGCATGGGTGGCCTCTGTGTCGACCAGGCGCTTGACGTTGTAGCTGGCCTTGCCCCAGACCTCGGCGAGCTTGTCCTGGAGAACGTCTTGGATGCTGGTCGTGTCGTCGGCCAGGGCGAGTTCGGACAGGGCCGACTGGACCTGTTTGATGGCGTGGGCCTTGGTGGCTGCCTTGTAGCTGTCCATGTACTGGGCAGCACCCCTGGTGAGCACGTCCACGAGTTTCTTGTTTGGGAGTGTCTGCTCTTCTCGGGCCGCCGCCATGAAGAGGCCGGGCAGGCTGTGCTGGAGGTCGAAGCCGATGTAGGCGCGCTTGTCTCCCCTCTCCGGGAGGTGTGGCCCTGGCCCGAGGAATCTGGCCATAGCCTTGTCAAAGAGACTGTCGATTTGGCTCTCGATGGCTTTTATCACCACCGAGGAGAGGAGATTCGACAGAGGCATGGTCAGTCCTTCTTGGTTTCAGCCTCAGCCAGTTCCAGAATCTTGGCCGAAGCGTCCTGAATGTCCTTCTCCCAGGCGTCCATGAAGCGGGCGACGGTGGCCTTGTGTTGAGCCAAGAGCTTGCGCTTGCCCGGGGGTAGTTGTTTCTCGGACTTAGTCAGGAGCCCAATGGCCTGGTCGAGGCTTCGGGTGAGTTCTTCGCCTTGGCCTTCCTGTTGCTGGGGCTGTTGCTGGCCCTGCTGTGGGTCTTGTTGCTGGTCCTGGCCGGGCTGGGCAGCGGCCTGCTGTTGCTGGGCTTCTGCCTGTTGCTGTTGGGCCATTTGCTGTTGCTGCATCTGCATCTGTTGCTGGGCCTGCATCAGCTGCTGCCACTGGAACCACATCGGGTCTCGGACGTATTGAAGGTCAGGGCGCTTCGCCAGCTCGGGGCGGCCGAGGAAGTGGGCTGCGATTTCGCCGACGGTGAGGCCGGAGTGGTTGTCCAGAATCGCCTGCCACTGTGGGTTGACGAGGAAGTCGCCGCCCCACTCCTTGCCGACGGGGTCCTTCTCGACGTGGTCGAGGACCTCGTCCATGGTCATGTGGACGGGCATGTCCTGCTGGAGGCGGATGCTCTCCTTCTCGGCGGTCTCAGCGTCCAAGCCGAGCAGGCGGAGGGTGACGAGCTTGCTCAGGATCGGGTCAAGGACGGGGAGGATGGCGGCGTTGAGGAACTCCTCCCACTGCTTGATGAGGGGGCGGATGCCGACATCGCGGGCGGCCTGGAGCTTGTACTCCTGGTTTCCTTCCGACAGGGCCTGGGAGTTCGTGCCCCGGCTCAGGTGTCCATAGCCTGGCAGCTCTTCCGGGCTCATCTGGTAGGCTGAGAGGATGGTACGGCAGTTGCTGTCGCTGAGGTACTGGAACTCAGCGTCCTTGCCGCCGCCGTCGATGGACTGCCAGCTGATTTCGTCCTCGGTGCCCACGCCGAACACGGGCATGCGCCAGCTGTTGTTGACGCTGTTGATGGAGGCATTGAACTGCTGCCGGATGCGGGCGATGACCCCCTCATCCATGTCGTCTGAACGAATGACGAGCATTCCCCTGGTCGCGCGACCGGTCTGGAAGTACATCCGGTTGTGGGTGGCGATGTTGATGTGGGTGGTCACCGCGCTGATGACGGTGTCCAGCGGGGTCAGAGGGTACCCGTCCATCTCGACGTGGGTAACTGGGTAGAAGTTGTGGACAACTACCTCGTCGGCCGTAAAGGCCTGAACCGGCTTGCCGTTGATGACCTGCACCCAGGCGTACTCGTCGTTCTGGAACTTCTCCGGGACGAGCTTCTTGCCCTTGAGCTGCTCCAGGAGCCCTTTCGCCTGCTGGCGAACAGTCTCGGCAGCGGTCTTCTGTGGGGCGGCCCGGTAGATGGTGCCAGCGTCAATGGGACGGAAGCTGTGTGGGCGCTTCTGCCCGTCCTTGTCCATGGCGTAGATGATTTCGGTCGCGACCCTGCCCACGGTGACGGCGTCACGGGTGGACATGTACAGGTACTGCGTGAACGTCATCTTGTCGTCATCGGACCAGCCCTTGGTGCTGCCGCAGGTGCTGACCTTCTCGACGAGGGTCTTGATGCGCTCGCGGAGGTCCTTCTTCTGCTCTTCGTTGCAGTTGTCGAGGACGCCAGGCTTGGGGTCCAGGACGAAGCCGATGCTGAAGCGGTCTGCCCGTGGCGTTCCGTGGGCGCCGACATGGTTGGCTCGGGCCTGAACGATGGCTGCCACCAGGTCATCCTGGATGGAGATGCGCTTGAGGATGGTGTCGGGGATGAGCCTGGTCTTGGCCTCATAAAGGCTTGAATAGACGTTCTTTTGGCTTGGGTCTACCTCGAACGCCAACCGCTCGATGCCGTTCTTGCCGGTACCATCGAGGATGTTGAGCAGAGACTTCCGCAACGAGGGCGACCCCTCGGTCTCGGGCTCCAGGCTGACCATCTCGAAGCCGACTGCCTTGGCGATTTTCTTGTAGGACTTGTTGGTCGCGTCTAGCTGCTGGGCCAAGGTCTTCATCAGAGGGCTGGGCCCATCAGCGGCGATGCTGCTTTTCTTGGCCATGGGTTTACTCGGCGGTGATGATGTTCAGGGCGAGGGGCGAGGCGGACGTGTTGACGACCACCAACGACCAGCAGGGCCCTGTCTTGACGTACTCAGCGACACCGGCGGGGTCACCAGCCACCCAAGGCGTGAGGCGCTGGGTGCTGCCTGCGTCACCGTTGGCGCGGATGAGGCAGTCCTGGTCGGCTTCGAGCCGAACGTAGACCTTGCCGTTGGTGTAGAAGGCGAAGCCAGCCGCCCCAGGGGTGATGGCCTCTTCCTCGGCAAGAGGGGAGGTGGAGATGACCTCGACGTAGGTGCTGGTAACGGCCTCGACCGAGTAGGTCTTCTGGGCTGTGGTGGCGAAGCCGGCGCTGACCTCCAGCTTGTCGCCCACCTGCACCCCGTCCTGGCTGTAGACCTGGACCTGGGTGGAGTCAGTCACGTCCACGGTCTCGGTCTTGCCCTGGAAGTCGGAGCCGGAGGGGCGGACCAGGGTAGCGGTCGAGAGGTCGACGCTGATGCCCAGAATCTGCCAGCGGCCCTGGTTGATGACCGAGAATGGACTGGCGCCATCGCCGGTGCTGGGGCCGGGGATAAGGAGTTCGTCCCCCACGACTGCGCCGGTGAAGGCGGCAGCTGGGGCCGTCATGACCAGGCTGCCGTTGGCCTGGATTTCCATGGTGACAGTGTCGCCGTTCAGGTCGACGGTGGCGCGGGCTGTCCGGAAGCCGGGGTTGGTGCCTCCGCCCGCCGCCCACTGGAAGCGGTATCGGTTGGGGTCGAGCGTGCTCTGGCTTAGACTGAGTTCAGTGGTGCCGTCGATGGTGGTGGACCTGGTGCCGTCGAAGATGGTGGCGGACGCGCCAGGAGCCAGGGTCCGCCCCTCGGAGCGGGGGTTGGACACAGACAGCCCGCTAATCTGCCTCTTCCAGTCCACGAAGCGGAGGCTGGGGTTGTTGGAAGCGGCGGAGTCGCCCGACGCCAGGGTCAGGCTGTACAGGGATAGAGTGGCGCTCATGGGCAGAAGATTGCGGTCCTATGGCCGCCTAACTCCAAGGCCCTCAAGGAGCTTGGTTACGAGTTCGGCGGTGTCGACGAAGCCCTGCTCGGCAACCACGATTTCCCGGGCGACGGCTTGGGCCCGATGGAATCTGACCAGGTCGTCGGCAAGCTCTTGTTCGCTGCGATACGCGGCCACCTCGCGGCCGTTGTCGCGAATGCTGACCAGTGTCGCGGAGTTACCCAGGGACAGGTCTATGGCGTTTAGGATGGGTAGTTGGTCGTAAAGGCCCATGCACTAGATATAACGAGGCCCTGTGGCCCAGTGGACTGGTCAGAGGTCAAAGAAGAAGCCGCCCTTCTTTCCTTTGACGCCGGTCTCGCCGCCGCTCCCGAACTCCAAGGGGTCATCATTGGGGCCCATGACGTGCTCCATAATCTCTTTGGCCCAGGCCTGGTTCTGGGCCTTGTTGGCGTCCTGGGCGGATTTGACCTGGCCATAGCCGGGGATGATGGCATCTTCCTTGGCCGCTAGGACCTTGCCCTTGTTGTGGAAGGTGTTCATGACCGCGTACCGCATCGCATCCATGGAGTCGTCCAAGATTTTGACGCCATCGTCACGGACGGCAATGTCCTCGTCGGGCTCATCCGTGGGTTTGCCGTCTGGGCCCAGTGCCCAGTGGTAGAGGCTGGCGGCCTCCCAAATCTCCTCGATGCCTGGGGCTCCGGCGACGAAGAAGAGCTGAGGCTCGGCGACAATGCCTGGCGTCAACTTGTACCGAACTATCTCGATGCCGCCCAGTACGGACCCTGGCAACTTCTGCCAGTCCTTGCACTTGTACCCGTGCTTCTTCAGGAATTTTATCATGTCCGGACTGGCTGTGTCCGGGAAGACGGTGGGCTCGAAGGGCTTGATGGTTCTGTCGAGAAGGTCGATTTTCTCGGCAGGGTCCAGCTCGGGTTGAGACCAGTGGCCGACAATGAAACCCCTGTTGGCCTCGACGTAGATGAGGACCACCGAGAAATTGTGGGTCATGCCGAAGTCGACGCCGGCCACGAATTTGCCACCCCTGGCCACCACCATCTCCATGAGCTGCTGGTAGGTGAATGCCTCCGGGTAGGGGTCGGCTGTGATGATTTCGGCGACCTGGGCCGGGGTAATGAAGTGCTTCTCCCGGTTGAGGTTGGTGTAAATCAGGCCCTCGGAGCTTGGGGCCCAGCACATAAGCTGGGCCTTGGCCATGTCTCGGCTCAGCTGATTGAACTTGTTCGTGGTGAAGCGGATGCTCTTGAGCAGGGGCCGGGGGCGTTCTGTGTACTTTCCCTTCTCGTCGACCGGGTGCTGCTTCTGTCGGGTGGCCAGGTTTCCACGGCACATGGCGAAAAGTTTGCACTTCTTCAGGCAGCCACTGTAGCCCTGGTCCATGTCGTACTTGGACTGACGCTCTGGAGGCAGGGCGTCGTACTGCTCCTGACCGATGGCCGAGAAGTCGTCCCGGCTGAACCAGATGGGGATGCGAGGCTCCTCCGGCAGGTGGCGACTGGGCGGGCAGGCCTGGGTGCAGTCGATGATGTTCCAGTGTCGGACGACCAGCCCCGTGCTGACGGCATTGTTGAGTTCACGCTGAACGTTGCCGAAGGCGAACTTGCGCGTGGAGACCAACAGCGTAATGGGCTCCTTCTCCTCAAACATGGCCGGGATGGACTTCGCCTCCTCGTAGGCGGCCTGGTTCTGTTTGGGGATGACGTCCACCTCATCCACGACCATGAAGGGTACGTGGTCAGAATTCGCTCCCTGCATGCTGCAGATGACGATTTTGATGTAGCGGCCGTGCTCCTGAAACTTGCGCTTGTCGCTCTCGAGGAGCGCATCGTACTGGTCCTTGGTGAAGTTGTCCCCGGTCTCGGGGTTGTGGTACCTGACGAACTCCAGTTTTTCCGTGTTGGAGCTGGTGACGTAGTCGCGCAGGTAGGGCAGCCGGAACATCTGCTTGACGTAGGACTGGGCCTTCTGGGCCTGCGGCCTGATTGCGGCCATGTGGGCTACGTCGCGGTCCATGTGGACGACGGACAGGACCTCCAGGATGGCGGCCCCCAAGGTCTTCATGGAGTCACGGCTGGCGTAGGCCATCACCCGGGAGAAGTCCGGGTTGTCATTCCTCATGGCCTCGTCGTAGACCTCCCAGACCATGTCCATGGGAGAGCTGGTGCTTTCGGGGTCGACGATGGTCTCTGGCAGATTGAGGCCCAGGTAGACGCAAATCCACCGGTGCAGGTCCTCCTTGGACCGGCAGGGGACGAACAGGGCTCGGCGGAGGAGGTCTTCCTCGGTGGGTAGGGCTTCGCTCACATCTAGGTATAACGCGAGCCTACTTGTCCCCGCCCTGTCGGTTCCTGTGGATGATTTTCAGGGCCTCGGCGGCCGTCTCAGCCGGGAGTGGCTTGCCGGCAGGGGGTACCGGAAGCTCTATGACGGGAGTGGAGGCGACACTGTGTCTGTGTTCGACGACGCCGCCGACCTGGGTCTGCTGTTTCTTCGCGTCTTGGCCGGTTAGGGCCATGACCATTCTCACCACTTCCGTCAGGTGCTTGATGCTGCCGACGGACGTGCCTGCCAGCTCGGCCTCGTCGCCGGTCTGCAGGAACCTGAGAACCTTGTCGTTGGTGAGTTTGTTGGAGGCAGCCAGTTCATTCAGGAGGCGGTCGATGGTTTCGAGCTGGACCTGCTGCACCTTCTCCCGAGACTGCTGCAGGAGCTGTAGCCTGTGTTCCTCCAGGCGTTCATCCCAGCGGTGCTCCATGCGGGCGCGGACGATGGCGCCAAGGCTGAAGCTGCCGACGTTCAGTCTCTGGATTTCCTCACAGGACTTGCCCACCTGGAAGAGCTGATACAGTTTCTCCTGGGTAGACGCCGCCATCGGCGGCTGAGCCAACCGCATGTAAATCCGATACTCCCGGAGTTCCCGCTCAGTGAGTCTTGCCTCGCGCTGCTCGCGGCTTAGCTCGTTTGGGCCTG